TTTGCAAAAGTTTACAATTGGTTCAAGTTCAGCGTTTTCTGCGATTTCTGGTGCTCCGGCTGCAAAATATTTAGCAGTTGTTCGAGATTTTGTTGTTACTGCAAATGTAACGTATTCTTCAGCTACATATCGCTCTCGTGTGCGGTGGTCACAGATTAATGATTCAAACTCTTGGACATTAGGAACGGCACAAGCTGACTTTCAGGAAATAGCAGATGCAGGGCATATTACTGGATTGGTAGGCGGTGAATTTGGCGTTGTTTTATTAGAAAAAGCTATTGCGCGTATGCAGTATGTTGGTTCACCTTTGATCTTTACTTTTGAAAAAGTAGAGACAGGTCATGGATGTAATTATCCAAATTCTGTGACTTCATTAGGTCCAACTCAGGTCTTTTACTTAGCTGATGATGGGTTTTTCTTTTTTGATGGTTCTAAGTCAATTCCTATTGGCGCGGAGAAAGTAGACAAGTTTTTCTTTGATAGCATTAACTTTAAATATGCAGATCGTCTTAGCTCTACTATTGATCCTGAAAACCAGATTGTTATGTGGTCTTATGCTGATAGAGAAAGCACCGGAGAGCCTAATAAAATACTAGTTTACAATTATGCGGTTCAAAAGTGGTCCTTGATAAACCTTGACCATGAATTTTTAGGTAATTCACTTACGCCAAATATGACGCTTGAAGGGTTGGATAATCTTAATTCTAGTTTAGATGCTTTAACAACATCTTTAGATTCAAGTTTTTACGCGGGTGGTTTTTTCCAACTATCGGCTAGTAAAGACAAAAAGCTTCAGACGCTTACTGGTGCTCAATTAGATGCTGTTTTGGAAACCTCAGAGTTTGAAGCTGCACCTATGCGCCAATCTTTGATAAAAGGTGTGACACCATATGTAACAGCAAGGGATGTGGCTCCTACGCTTAACGTACAAGTTGGCTCTAGAAGCAGACAGATAGACAAAACAACCTTTACAACTGCGTCAACTATTAATGATGATAACAGTTGTCCGGTTAGAACGCATGGACGCTACCATCGAGTAAGAGTAAACGCATCCGGCACTTGGAGATATGCGCTTGGTGTTGATGTTGATGCGGTGACGCTTGGCAGACGATGACAGAGATAAATTATGTAAAGCTTCCGGCAAGCGGTGGCTCACCTAGAGAAACAGCAAATGTTGTCAATCTCGTGGTTGATGGAAAAATAAATGCAGCGGGTCAGGTTACACTTGGCGCAAGTGCAGCAAGCACAACTTATACAGATTATAGAGTGGGTAGTGAAAGCGTTATTGTTTTCACCCCGACAACAGCAAATGCAGCGGCTGAACAAGGCGGCGGCACAATGTTCCTATCAGCGAGAGCAAAGCAGAGTTTTACAATAACTCACGCTAATAACTCTCAGACGGACAGAACGTTTATATACATAGTCATTGGATAAAAATGAAAATAGTACCAATTGGTGCTCCGTTACTGCCTCAAGTTTGGCAGCATGTAGCTCCGTTGTTGAATAAGGCAGTACGCCTTTCACCAGAATTAATACGAATAAATGATGTTTATGAGGCCTGTTTAAAAGGCGTTTATGTCGTTTGGGTAGCGCTTGATGAGGACAGCGGTAAGTTTGTCGGCGTTATTTCCACACGAATAATTGATTATCCGCGAAGGAAAGCTCTCGCAATGGATTTTGTGGGCGGCTCAAGAATGAAGGAATGGTTAGGAATGGCACAAGAGGCAGTTGAGGAACATGCAAAGCGTAATGGTTGCTCTCATTTAGAGGCATATGGGCGTAGAGCATGGTCAAAATACTTAGAGCCTCTTGATTGGGAGCAAGCCTATATAACTTTTAAGAAGGATCTTAGGGATGAGTAAGGGTAGTAGAAATTCAACAATCACAAATGTTCAAAAGCTACCAGAACCAATAGAGGCGGCTTTAACACAAGCCTACACGGATTTTAACCCATTTCAGGCTGCTTTTCAGGCTACGTCTGACTTTAATCCAAGGGCATATGATGGACCTACTATGGCTCCATTTTCGCCCTTACAACAGTCTGCTATTTCTAACGCTGAAGGTCTTATGCAGCGTCCGGCGTATATTGATCAAATGGAGCAAACACTTACTGGATTTGCTCAAGGTGATACGGGTATTGCCTTTGACGATGCAAATTTAAGTAGGCTTGCAAATCAAGTCGCTGATGCTTCTCGTTTAGAAGGTTTGTTTGGTAGCACAGATCCGGCAATAGCTCAGTTGCAGGGTTTATCACAGCAATCGACAAGTCTTAACCCATTAACAGCGCAACAAAACCGTGAAAACCTAGCAACAGGTCTGCTAGGCACAATGGCGATGGACGGTGGTACAAATCCGTTTTTGCAGCAACAACTTGATAGTGCTCTTTCTGGTGCAGTGGACAGGGCAACCTCACAGTATGCTCTTGGTGGTAGGTTAGGTTCTGACTCCTTTGCGGGAGCGTTGGGTGCGGGTATATCAAATGCGGCTGCACCTATACTTGCTGCAAACTTACAACAAGATAGAGCTAATAGATTAGCGGCTTCACAGGCGTTGGGTAATGTCTCAGGACAAGATCTTTCAAGAGAAGCAAGCCTTGGACAAAACATTGTTGGTGCAGGGCAAACAAACTTGGCAAATCAAGTCGATGCTACTCAGGCATTATCAAGAGCATTTGGTCAAAACTTTGGACAAAACACAGACATTGCAAATAACTTGTTGAGAGCACAGCAAGCGGATTTATCACGTCAATTGGGTGCTTCTCAGTCACTTGCTTCTAATCAGCTAGATCAAACCAAATCTTCCGCTGCAATGCAGCTTCAGGCGGCTCAAGCACTTCCCGCAATATTGGCGGCTGAACAAAGCAGAATTGGCACACTTCAAGATCTTGGTGCAATGCAGCAAGCCCCTGCACAGGCGGCTCTTGATGCTGAAAGGGCTAGAGTATCCAATCAGAACGTGCTTGATCAAAACCGCGTCAATGCTCTCTTGGGTGCAAGCGGTATGGGTCAAGGCATGTTTGGCACGACTAGCACACAGACAGGTGGCGGTCCTAGCGGATTACAGTCTGGTTTAGGCGGTGCTTTAGCGGGTGCTAGTTTGGCGAATACATTAGGTATTGCGGGGCTTACCCCTGCTATGGGTGGTATCGGTGGTGGGCTTCTTGGATTACTTGCTTCCGATAATCGGCTGAAAGAAGATGTAGAGTTGCTTGGCAAGCACCCTAACGGATTGAATGTTTACCGTTGGAAGTGGAACAAGACAGCTAAAAGACATTATTTTGAAATTTACCCAACTGAAGGGTTTATGGCTCAAGAGGCTAAGAAGCTTTATCCAGAGCACGTTTATAGACACCCAACAGGCTTTTTGATGCTTGATTATGCAGCGTTGAGCAATGAAGTGATGGGGGTGATATAATGGGTATATTTGACAACTTTAATAATAGGTTTGGTCAGTTTGGTATGCCTGCAAATCTTGGGCTGCTTACTACTGGTGTTGGGCTATTAGATGGGCAAAACCCTTTGCAAGCCATACAAGCCGGAATAGGCACATATGGTAGCTTTCAGGACATGGAAGAGGATCGGCGGCGCAAAGCGGCTTTGACAAATCTGCTTTCTGATGGCGGCTTTACAGATCAAGAAAAGGGCATAATTTCAGCAAGCAATAACCCTGCTTCCGTTGCGGCACAAATACGAAATGATAAATTAGCTTTTTCAAGGCAGCAAAACCAACCGTTATCAAATATAGCAAAGCTAAAAAGTGATCTAAATAACAATAGAATTTCAGAGCAAGAGTATAACGATAGGCTGAGTGTCCTTAATTATATTAAACCCGCCGGAAGTACCGCTGTATCTCCGCTTGGGAAATTAGCTGAAGACCTTGCTAACATGAAAATTACACAAGAAGAGTACGATTTGGGTGTTAAAAAGGCTACAAACATAAGTACCAGAAATGTGACCGCCGAAAGAACTGCACTTGCTGATACTTACAAATTAGTTGGTGATGAGCGTACAAGGTATATTTTAACAGGAAACTTGCCAAAGCCGCAAAATAATATGGATAGGTATCAAGAAAAAGGTGCTTATAAAATTGGCGATGATATTATTGGTAGTGTTTCTTTTGATACGGAAAATAATGAACTTTTCTACATGAAAGGTGACGAAAAGGTAATTTTAGATCCAACAACGGCAATTCCAGTAACCGACAGTTATTTTAATATTGGTGTTCCAAACACTTCTAATTTTAAAAAATTAAGAGGCGAAGTCAGGGATGATCAGACAAGTTTAAAAAGATACACGAGTTATCTAAATAATATTCAAAATTCGGAAGTTGGTTTTGCACGTTTAGCGGATCAAATGACAGGAGCAATAAAAACGCTTCTTTCTAAAAAAGGCAAGACGCTAAAGTTAAGTGAGGAAGAGCTTGCTTTGAAACTTGCAGCGGGTGAATTGCAGGGTTTGATTGGTAGGTCAAGAATTGAAACCGTTGGCGGCGGTGTTATGACCGAACAGGATGCCTTGCGTATCATTACAAATCTAGGTGGTGACGTAAATTTACTTCAAAATCCTGAAGTTGTAAGAGGGCAAATTTCAAGATTGTTTACTGATAAGTTTACAAGTTACAAAGATAAAATTCAGGAATACAATATCGCCATAGATACAAGATATGGTGAGTTAGGCTATAACCGTTTGGAGCCTATTGAAATTGACCCAAACCTTTTAGACCAAAGAGCAAGGCAAGAGCTTGGTTTTGAGGAACCAACAACTCTATCTTCTAACCTTTTCCCCGAAGATTTAAGTCAGTTAGGTTCCCTCTCTGATGAGGCTATCTCAAACATATTAGTTGAAATACCTGTTGAGCAATTGACTGACGAACAACAAAAAGCACTTCTGGAAGAATTAGAGAGAAGGAAGTAAAATGTCAGACGCTGATAATCTCAAGAAACTTAAATTACTTCAAGCGGAAGCAAGGTTAAAAGCACTTCAGCCACAAGAAGAATCTGATTCTTACATTACTAATTTAGTTAGAACAGCGGGTCAGGGTTTAAGTTTTGGTTTTGGTGATGAGCTTGAGGCTCGTGTCAGAGCGTCTATCGGAGATGGCGAATACCAG